TAGTAAACAATTCAAATACAAAACCTGAAAGATGGAAAGTAGCATGGGTACAAAAAAATACCTATAAGAATTTTAGAAGACCTAATGGAACATTTGATAAAAAGGAAAATTGGCAACTAATATAGTTGTTGACAATAAAACAATAATCAATTAGTCCTATCTTTAGTATAAATGAGAGGAGTATACTAACATGGTAAAACAAGTAGATATAGTTGCTAAGTGTATTGGAGTGAAGAGATTAAAGAACTCTATCAATGGCAATCCACAGTATCAATTAAAGTTGATATTACCTTTATCTTTGAGAGATAATAAATATTGTTATGAAGAGATAAAGACCAAAGCAAATTATGGTTTTGTATATGCTCATAACTTTACTGATTTTGTGGGTAAGAATACAGAGTTAACTTTGAACATTACTCCTAAGGGTAGGAAGTCAATAAGTGATATTGCTGGTCTTAGTGATGAAGGAATAGGTGTGAATAATGCTATCTAATACAAGTAAAATGCCGGGGAAATCTATAAGTTTATCTGCAGAAGATTGTATAACAGGGTCTAAACTTGTGAAGATAAAAGGGACTGTTTGCGAAGACTGCTATGCTTTGAAGGGTGCGTATCGTTACCCTGTAGTAAAAAATAAAATGGGTGAACGCATGGGATTTTTCAATGCTAGTAATTTTGTTCCTCTAATGGTAATGGAATTGAATAGAACAAAGAGCGATTACTTTCGTTGGTTCGATAGTGGAGATGTTCAAAGTACAAAAATGTGTCTTGATATTTTGGATGTATGCGATAAAACTCCAAACAAAAAACATTGGATACCTACGAAAGAGCATAAGTTTTGGAAGGACGCATTGAAGACAAGAGCATTGCCTGACAATGTGGTGCTTAGGTTTAGTGCTTACATGATAGACAAAGCACCAAGCAAGAATTGGCAATGGTCTAGTGCAGTTGTGAGAGATGCAAAACCATATGGACACACATGTCCAGCACCTGACCAAGGTGGAAAATGCAAAGAGTGTAGAGCATGTTGGAGTAAAGATGTAAAGACAGTTTCGTATCATAAACATTGAGAGGAGAAGATATGGGAGAAGAACTAGAAGAACATGATTGTGAAGAGAATGTGGAGTACTATGAGTTCCATGAAGATGGTCACAGATATCATGGCTATGAGTGTGGTATATGTGGCAAGCTATTACAAACAGGGTGAAAAAATGAAATACATAAATGTAAATCTATGCTCAGGTATAGACATAGGCAGATTAGCATGGGACAATGCTAGTCTTCCTAAAGCAGAGTGGCATTGCTTTGAGTTAGACAAGTATGCCAATGCCGTGGGTAGGTTTCGCTATCCTGATATAATCAGGCATGGAGATGCGAGGAACTACACCAAGTTGATAGGTCAAAAGATATTCCTATTGATGGGTGGGTTTCCCTGTCAGCCTTACTCTGTTGCAGGAAAACAGAGGGCAAATTCAGATGAACGTGACCTGTCAGAGTTAGTCTTTCAGGCACTCAAAGATTTAAAACCTAAGTACTTCCTGTTTGAAAATGTTAAGATGCGTAAAGAACAAGAGGAAAGAATATCGCAGCAATTAGGTGTGCAAGCTATTGAGATAAATAGTGCAGACTTTTCTGCTCAAAACAGAAACAGATTGTATTGGACTAACATACCCATAAAAGAATGGGAAGACAAAGGCATAGTCTTACAGGATATATTGGAGAATGGGAACGCTAGTGAGTTGATGACAAATAAAAAGGGCAAGTCTCATTGCATTACGGCAAGATACAATGGTGCAGTATGGTGGAACAGTATACAGAGGAGACAGAGGACAATGGTGCAAGTCGGAGAGGTGGATAATATCAAAGGGTTTGACAGTATCAAAAGAATATACTCTCCCAATGGTAAAGCTCCCACCTTAACGACTATGCAAGGTGGACACAGAGAGCCGAAGGTTGCCATAGGTAGGATAGTCAACCGAAGGCTAGATGAGAATGGAGTACGTAAAGATGACCAACTAGAATTACCTCTTAGCAAACAGATAGAGATTAGTGATTCCGATAAGTCAAATTGCCTGACAACCTTTACTAAAGACAATGTGCTGGTGGAGGGTATGGAGTGGAGAAAGCTAACACCTATAGAGTGTGAGCGATTGCAGACAGTGCCTGACCTATACACACAGTATGGAGAGTTCGACCACAAGTATGGGTACTTAGGAGAAGTAAAGCCTATCTCAAACAGCCAACGATACAAGATGCTTGGCAATGGGTGGACTACGGCAGTAATAGAACACATATTCAAGGGAGTTGAAGTGTGAGTAAGGAGTTAAAAATATTCCTTGCATTGGTAACGCTATGCTATATACTAGACGTAACTTTTAATTATCTATTTTGAGAGGAGATAGAATGACAGTCAATACTAATAACATAATAGTGGAGCATTGTGGAGTTAAGATTTCCATTGCTCAACATAGAAAAGTAAATAAGGATGTTTGGCTAGGTGATAAACCCTTTGTGCAAGAAGCAATGATATTGGAAGGTCCATTGCGTGATACCATATACGAATACCCTAGCACTCTTACAGGGTTGTCTAGCGTAATGTTAAGAATAGAGGAAGATTTAAACAGGAAGGAGAGTAAGTAATGGAGATAATTGTTTTAATGATAGTGACGGCTGCAGTAGGTATTGTAGTGTTTTCTATATGGGATTTAATAATAGGATTGATGAAATGAAACGAATAAAATTACCAAAGGATGTATGGTTGTCATTGTATAGAAGATTAAATGATTCCATACTAGCTGAAATAAGTATGTCACATGTCCCATCTAGGAGAGGGAATGAGATTAAAGAAGATAACATTAGGGATGAAGTGCTAAACATTATGACTTTCTATTTTGATAGAGACTTTCCAACCGGATTAACAGAGGAGACTAAAACAAATGTGGAGAATTAAAGAAGTAAAACTAAGCTCAGAAGTCACAGAGTACCAAGTGACAGACGGCTCACAGGAGTACGCAGTTTTCTATTCCTCAAGGGATGCAGAAGAATGCGTACACCAGCTAAACAACAAAGCAATTATATCAGTAGATGAACTAAGGGAGTTAGGACTATGACATTACAGTGGGAAAATAAACTTACAAGAGATTGGGTAAAGCAAATAAGACAGGCTTTACAAGACTCTATTGAAGTAGATGGATTCGATATAAAGGTAGGCAATGCGTCCTTTGATGAGAGTGAGGTGACATTTAAGTTAAACCTTATGATAAAGGGTGCAGAGACTAGGGAGCAGCGAGACCTTAAAACATTTGCAGAGATGGACAAGATAGACGTATCCAAGATAGCAGAGGTGAGAGGAGAGAAATACTCTTTGATTGGTTATAGGAGAACAGCGAAGACAAGACCCTATATCGTGCAGAACTTACACAACGATAAGGAGTATATATTCACAACGGCAATAGCTCAACAGTATTTTGGATTGGAGGTATAGTGAGAGTAATTAGCTAAAACACTCTAACACTCTTACGGTTTTGCTAATAAGATAATTAAAACAATAACTTAATGCCGTAAGACCATTGTTAATCACTCTAACGGTGGTCTTACACTATTACAAAGGAGTAACGTATGAAGGCATACTTGATAAACCCTGAGAAGCAAGAGGTGACAGAGGTAGAATACTCTGGTGACTACAAGGACATATACAAACTAATAGACTGTTCCACGTTTGAAATTGTGGGTATCACACCTAAGGGTGATGGTATATATGTGGACGAAGAGGGACTGTACGCAGAGAAGAAACATCTGTGGTCTTTCAAAGGTATTCTATTTAAGAATCATCTGTTCAACCTAATCAACAAAGGACTTGTTCTAGGCAGCAATATAGTTGGTGATACTATAGAGTCGGACTTTTCATTAGAAGAAATAAAGGAGAGAGTTGTATGGCATTGGTAAAGAAATATGCAGTAATGTTTGAACCCTTTGAGACAGAAGGTATGGAGTACGTCAAAGAGGGCTGCGGTGCTATGTGGGATGATAAGAGTCCTATCAAAACCTTTGATACTAAAGAACAGGCAGAGGTGGAGATGAAGAAGTGGAACACAGGAGTAATAGTGGAGTATGGATATTATGGATAAGAATATGAAAACAATTAGTATAGACCCTAAGGATAGAATAGAGTTACTCAGATATGTTAATATGCTGAGAGAATTAAACTGCAATACATCAGAGAAGATACCTATCTACTATGAACATGTTTGTGAGTTAGAGACTCTCATGTACAAGCTATCACAAATACTAGAGTTTGAACAACCAAAGGGGACGCATGGTGGTTGGTACACAGACTATCAACTCAAGGAAGATTTATCAGAGGAGAAATCGAATGACAAGACCCACTAAAGCAGACAGGAAGAAGTATGACATCGACTTTGCAGGAGACCTAAACTTTGGTCTAGGCATGGAAGATGAAGTCATAGACATGTTCAAAGGCAAGAAGATAGAAGTGAAGTCAGAGAAAGGTATGTGGCAGCGTACTGGAAATATAGCCGTAGAGTATGAATCTTGGGGGAAACCATCAGGTATCAATGCTACGGAGTCCGACTTCTGGTTTCACAATCTGTGTATCAATGGTGACATATATGCCACACTTGTATTTAAAACAGAGACACTCAGAAAAATAGTTGACTCCCTTGATTTTGTCAAGACGGTGAGTGGTGGAGACCACAACGCATCCAAGATGTACCTTGTAAACATTAAGAAATTATTCTCTAGTGATGTCATCAAGGCATACAAGGGTGTTGCAGAAATGCAGCAGGAAAATAAATCTGAGAAAGGGGATTGACAGCATTTTTTATTACTGTATAATATTACTTTATGTAATACTTAAAGTTAACCTTAACTCCTTCTACTTTAAGTTAATTATTTAAGAGGTGAAGATGAAGAAAGAATATTGTGAACATTGTGGTAATTTCCTAGATGATAAAGGTATTTGTTTTGAATGTCGTATGGAAGAGGAACAGATGGAAGACATGGTACATAGTCCACCACACTATACAAACGGTAATGGGATAGAGTGTATCGACTACATCAGACAGGTGCTAGGTGAAGAGGGATTCGTTTACTTTTGCCACGGTAATTTCATCAAGTATCAACACAGATACAAGTACAAAGGCAAGCCTGTAGAAGACATAGAGAAAGCAATGTTTTACTTAGAAAAAATGTTGAAGAGTTTGAAAGGACTACATGAAGTACACAATAAAAACAAAACTTAAAGACGGCTCTACTGTCTATCGTTTTATTCCACCAAAGGACGCTAAGTTATCAGGTGTTGTTAAGAATAAAACATTTCAAGATGGCAGAGCAGCACGATACGAAATACCAAAACTAATTAAGGTGGTCGAAGACTTTAGGAAAGGGAAGATACTAGCAGGTAACATAGACGTTAACAGTAACCTGCGTCAAGTTCTTGCTCACTACTACAAGACAGGTCAGTTTAATTCGTTATCTTTGCATACACAGAAGACGTATACATACGGCTACAATAAGATATGTGTAACAAAGATGTTTGGCAGAGAGTTGGGAGACATTACCCTTAAATACCTCACTCCCACTCACTGCACCGAACTGTATGAGACTTGGGCGAAACAGGTGAGTGTAGATAATGCTAATCAACTCTCCAGAATCTTCTCTGTCCTTGTGAACTTCTGTATATCTCTTGGTTTGATGGACAAAAACCCAATGTCTATGGTCAAGAAGAGGTCACACGAACCACGTTCTGTCGTGTGGACACGAGAACAGGTTGAGTTGTTCATTGATACAGCCTTCTTACAGTTTAAATACAGAAACATTGGACTCCTTGCCCTACTTTGTTATGAGTGGGGACAGAGACCTGTTGATATTCGCCTATTGAAGTGGTCATCTATAGACTTTGACAACAAGATGGTGACAATCAAACAGACTAAGCGTGGTGCAACAGTGCAACTACCACTTGAGGATAAGATAGAGCAGCTACTTCTCCAACAGAATGAGGATTGGGGATTCCAAGATTATGTATTACCCTATCAGAGACCCTCAGACGGTGCGTACAGTGTCATTGAGCATTTCCAAGTGTCTGCCCTTGCGAATGAAGTAAAGGCTCTCTGTGACCTTCCTAGAGAGTTACAGATGGGAGACCTGAGGAAGACAGCGATAACAGAATTAATACGCAGCGGTGTTGACCAACTGGCAATCATGTCTGTGACCGGGCATAGGAATGTGCAGAGCCTTAACCCTTACAACAAACATAACTTTAACACAGCAAAGTCTGCACTAGAAATGAGGAGAAAATGAAACGTAAATTTTGGAGGAACTTTTGTGATGAATGAGGGACACGCACTGTTCTTATTAATGATAGGTGGAGTAGTGGCAACATTAGCACTCAACATGATGGTGCAAGGATTTATAGGATGAGTAAGTACAACAAGAAGAAAAAAACTAGACGAGAGATACTGACAGATATCTTGGTAGCTGTTGTATGTATAACAATAATTGGTGGTATGCTATTGTATGCACACTATGACATAACAGGGATAGTAAACGGATGATATTAGAAACAGCATTAATGTGTATGGCAGCAAACATCTACTTTGAAGCTAAGAATGAATCGAAACTAGGTCAATTTGCTGTAGCTCAGGTAGTTATGAATCGTATGTATGACCACAGGTATCCTAACACTGTATGTGATGTGGTCAAACAGGGACTCACCTATAAGAATGGAAAGGTTGTACTTGGTAAGTGCCAGTTTAGTTGGTATTGTGATGGCAAGTCTGACCAACCCAACATGAAGAGTAGACAATGGGGAAACGCAATACGATATGCGTCCATAATAATGTCTGAGAGTATAAACATAGATGTTACAGACGGAGCAACACACTACCATGCTACGTATGTCAGACCAGCATGGAGAAAGACAAAGACAAGAACGACACGAATAGACAGACACATATTTTATAGGTGGGAGAAATGAAATTAACTTTACTTTGTACACTGTTAATGTTACTATCTAGTTGTGAGATGATAGTATTCTTATAGGAGAGAGAAATGGCAGACAATCCACATCAAGCCTGTCCCTTTGAGGACTGTGGTTCTTCAGACGCATTCAACTGGAATGACGATGGCTACGGCTTCTGTCACAGTTGTGGTGAGTCCTACCCTAACAAGCATAGACTACCTGTGTTTGATTGGGCAAAGCAAAGTTATCCATTAAAGAGGAGAGAGAATGTAATGATGAAAGAAGTTAAGGGTGTCACCTATGATGACATCAGGGGAATAGACCCTGAGGTTTGTAAGCTGTATGGTATACAGATACAGACAGACGCAGACGGTAAGCCTGTGCGATATGCTTACAAGTACCCACACACTGTCAAATACAGAGCCTTTGATGATAAGTCTAAGACTTGGATAAAGGACAAGGGTGTTGGTATGAATCACTTGTTTGGTCCTGAGTTTAATTCTAACTCCTCTAATAAACTCTACGTGACCGAAGGGGAGTTTGATGCAGCAAGTCTCTACCAGATACTAGGTCAGAAGTTCTTTGTTAAGTCACTCCCCTCTGCGTCTATCGGTGAGAAGTTCATCAAGCAGAACTACAACTATCTCAACTCCTTTAAAGAGATTATCTATGCAGGTGAGTTAGATGATGCAGGACGCAGGAGTGCAGAGAGATTGTACGAATCTTTCCCAAGTAAACTCTACTATGTACCCATGTCTAAGTACAAAGATGCTAATGAGTTTCTCATGGCAGGTGACGGAGAAGAGTTGAAGTGGACAGCTTTAAAACCACAGAGGTATTCACCTGACAACTTCTTTTGTTCCGATGAGGAAGTAGCACAGGCGATACGCACAGAGAATCCCTACGACTATACTCCGACAGGACACACAGGTCTTGATGACAAGATTCGTGGCATAGTTAAGGGTGGCTTGACGTTCCTAAAAGCACCAAGAGGTACAGGTAAGACTGAGGTGATACGGTACTTTGAGACAGGACTGCTGAAGAATCCAGACACTAGGATTGCTCTCCTGCACATGGAAGAAATGCGAAGTACAACGTATCGTGCTATGGCTACCTACCATCTTGGTGTGAACGTCAGGACAAAGGACGATGCACAGGAGAACAACGTGTCAGAAGAGGATGTAATCAAGGCTGCCCTTGAAGCGACACAGGGAGAACGTACCATAGTATTTGAGATGCGTTCACATGATGACCCACTCAAACTACTGGAGTACACACGGCTTGCGTCCACCGTCTACGGTGCAGAGTATATCTTTGTTGACCACGTACAGAGACTAGCCTATCTCAGTCAGACAGGGGTTGATGGTGCTACCTCTGTCCTTACATCCCTTGGTGCTAGGATGGCACAGCTTTCAAAAGAGTTGAACATAGGTGTTGTATTTATATCACAGGTCAATGATGATGGGCGTACCAAGTATGCGTCCTCTTTGGAAGAAGAAGCTATCATCTGTATCAAGATAGAGAGGGATGTGGAGAACGAAGATGTCACAGTTCAGAACACTACGGACTTTATTGTGGATAAGAACAGACCTTTTGCTAGACTTGGTAAGGCAGGTAGTGTATACTATGACCCTGAGACAACACTCCTCACAGAGGATACAAGGGAAAAGGATAGGAACGCAGCATGATAATATTTGATGTAGAATCAAACGGACTTCTTGATGATGCAACAAAGATACACTGTTTGTCTTTCGTAGATACGAAGGCTGAAGCACCATACGATGATACTGTTATAACGTACCACAACTATGATGACATGCGTAAACTTTTAAGTGAAGCAACCCATCTTGCAGGTCACAACATTATACGGTATGACATACCACTACTAGAGAAGTTATTAGATATTAATATAGACGCAAGACTATACGATACGTTATCTATGTCTTGGGTTATAAACCCTACACGAAGCAAGCATGGACTAGACAGTTTCTTTCCTGACTTTGGGATAGAAAAACCAAAGATAGATGATTGGAGTAACTTGTCCATAGAAGATTACTCACACAGATGTGAAGAGGATGTTAAGATTACACAAGCACTATGGGACAATCTTATTAAAAGATTCATGGTACTGTACAAAGATAAGAAAGAACTAGATAAGTTTTTTAAATACTTAGAGTTCAAGATGGATTGTGCTAGACAAGCAGAGAAATCAGGCTGGAAAGTCAATGTTGACTTAGCCAAGAAGTGTGTTGAAGAGTTGACAGAGTTACAAAATAAAAAGGTCACAGAACTTATAGATGTTATGCCGATGAGAAAACTCTACAGGGTGCAGAGTAAACCAAAGATATGTTATAAGAAAGATGGCACTCTCTCTTCTCACGGTAGAAGATGGTTTGATTTACTAGAGGAACATGGTCTCCCTGACACATACGACAAAGATGTGACAGTTGTTAAAGGTGCAGAGGAAGCCAATCCAAACTCCACTGACCAAGTGAAAGAGTGGTTATATTCTTTGGGTTGGCAACCTTGTACATATAAGTACAACAAGAACAAGGAGACAGGCGAAGAGAAGAAGGTAGAACAGGTTAGACTCAATGGTGAACTAACAGAGTCTGTCAAGCTACTAGCCAAAGACAACCCTGCTGTGCAGGTCTTAGATGGTCTCACAGTTTTACAACACAGGTTAGGTATACTGAACGGATTCGTTGAGTGTGAACGTGACGGATACCTACGAGCAGAGATAGACGGACTTACAAATACCCTACGTTTCAAGCATAAGAAACCTCTTGTCAATCTCCCATCAGTAGAGAAGCCTTGGGGAAAAGAGATACGCAGTTGTCTTACAGCACCTCAAGGTTCTCTTCTCTGTGGAGCAGACATGACCTCACTAGAGGACACGACAAAGAGACACTACATGAAACCCTATGACCCTGACTATGTAGAAGAGATGTCAAGAGAAGGCTTTGACCCACATCTTGACCTTGCAAAACACGCAAAGTTTGTCTCTCAGAGTGCTATTGATAAATATCACAGGGGAGAGTTAGACTTAAAGTCACTTAGAAAAAACTTTAAGGTTGTCAATTACTCTGCCACCTACGGAGTTGGTGCTGCAAAACTTGCACGAGAAACAGGCATGAGGTTTGGAGAAGCACAGGCTTTACTTGATGCCTACTGGAAGCGTAACTGGTCTGTTAAAGCATTCTCAGATGCACAGAAGATACGAAAGATAGGTGATGAGATGTGGATACAGAATCCTGTCAGTAAGTTTTGGCATTCACTACGCTATGAGAAAGATGCCTTCTCTACTATCAATCAGAGTACAGGTTCATACTGCTTTGATAAGTGGGTTGCGTACTACAGAATGAAGAGACCAAACATCGTTGGTCAGTTCCACGATGAGAGTATAAACGTAATAAAAGAAGGAGAACAGAATGAACACACAAGTGTTTTAACGTGGGCAATCAACAAGTTAAACGAGCAACTTAAACTTAATGTGGACTTAGGTATTGACGTTCAATATGGAAAAACATATGCCGATGTACATTAGGTGTTGCAATATAAATTTTATCTGATATAATAAGTCAAATTAAATAGGAGAAAATAAATGGCTACACGAAAAGTTATTTTAGTAGGTATTGCTGAATGGGCAAAAGTCTTTGAGGAAAACAGAGACAAAGTTGGTTTTAAAGATGGTGATGCACCCGGAACTTTTGAAGATACGGACGGTGCATGTACCATAGATATGATTCTTGATGACGAGAACATGTCTAGGCTAACTGCTTCTAAGTCTATGGCTCAAGGTAAGCCTGATAAAGAAGGCAGGGGTACTAGAGTTAAATTTAAACGTAAGTTTAACACTGGTAGAGATTGGGACAGTGGGTCTCCTGTTGTTGTTAAGTCTGACGGTACTAAGTGGGACATGGACGTAGACGGTCTCATTGGTAACGGCTCTACAGTTGCAGTGACTTTATCTGTCTACGACACACGTAGAAAGTCTATTGTGGGAACACGACTAGACAGGGTAAAAGTGTTGGAGCATGTTCCACCACCATCTAATGATGAAGATGATGAAGTAGTAACCATGCCACCACCACAAAAGTTAAAGGTGGTACAAGGTGAAGAGGAAGTCCCATTTTAAAGTTCCTAAACCAAGAAACCTTCAGGCTATGGAGTTACGCACTCCGAAGTATAGCCTGAGGGTTGTTTCGGATAAGACTAAAAGTAAATTTAGAAAACGAAAACATAAGTTAGGAACAACAGATGAAAAAGATTGATACCCTTGTTAGAGACATTTATAAGACTGTAGAAGGTAAAGGCAGTTGGGATAGTGTCGTTGGTTCAACCTTTGGTAGTAACTTGTCCTCTGTCGCAAGTCAAAGGTTCTCCTCTCCTCAAGAACCACGAGGGTATCTTTCTCTTTCATCTGTGGGTACACCCTGTAAGAGGAAGTTATGGTACAAAGTCAACAAGCCCACATCAGGTGAACCACTACGTCCTAGCACATTATTAAAGTTTTTCTATGGAGACATGATAGAAGAGTTGGTGTTGTCTTTGGCTAAGGCTAGTGGTCACACGGTAGAGGGAGAGCAAAGTAAACTAAACGTACACGGTATCAAAGGACACAGAGATGCAGTCATTGATGGCATGACAGTAGATGTGAAGTCTTGCAGTAGTTATGCCTATAAGAAATTTAAAGAAGGAAAACTAAAAGATGATGACCCATTTGGATATATCTCACAACTTAGTTCGTATGTATATGCAGGGAAGGATGACCCACTTGTCACCGACAAGACACACGGAGCTTTTTTGGCAGTTGATAAGCAGAATGGAAATGTTTGTCTGGATGTTTACGATTTCACTGAAGAGTTAGCAGAAAAAGAAGAAGAGATTGTAAACATAAAAAAGATTGTAGAAGGAGATATACCTAAAGAAAAGATTGACCCTGTGCCACAGTCAAAGACTAGTAATAATATGAAGCTTAGTATGCAGTGTAGTTATTGTGACTTTAAGTATATATGTTGGAAAGACGTAAGAACTTTCATCTACTCTTATGGACCTGAGTATCTAACAGAGGTAAACACAGAGCCTAAAGTTCCAGAGATATGGCATGACTAGGAACGCAAAGGCTAAGGGTAGGCTTGGTCAACAGGAAGTACGAGACAAACTACTTGAAACATTTCCTGACCTAGAGCCTGACGATATTAAGTCTACTGTCATGGGAGACTCAGGTGAGGATATACAGTTGTCACCTGCTGCAAGAAAGATGATACCTCTCACCATTGAAGTGAAGAGGAGAAAAAATAATTTAAAGACTGTGTACGACTACATGGAACAGGCTTCAAGTCATGCAAAAGGAGAGCCTGTTGTATTCTACCGTTCAGACAGGAAGCCTTGGGTTGTTATGATTGGGATGGAACACTACATGAATTTATTAAAGGTATGGGCTGATGAAAACAAAAAGAGTAAAAATTTGGGCAGTAACCGAAGGTCCTTACAATCTTGAGACCTTAACATCAAACTATCCATATGAGATACCACCTGACTGTAATCACTTGGTAGTTTGTAAAGTAGAGAAGAGTAAGAAACTTATAGATAAAGAATTTT